CCGTTTAAAAAGGGGAAAATTTTATCATATCTTCAGTCCCTCCGGTCCTTTCGATATTTTAAAATTTTCCCCTTTTCTAAACGGGGCGCCTCTCCTCACCATCCTCCCCCCTTGTGATGGCTGGGGCGGTCTTGCAGTTCTCGCCAAAAATGGGCCCTGCTCCCGCGTTCTTTGTTCTGGGTCCCTCCCCCTGCGGGGGCCCCTCCCTTCACTCTCGCCCGCTCCCACGTTCCCATTTTCCAGACTCGAACAGCCGAACCGCCCCGCCTGCTTCCTATTGTAGCGCTTGCGCTATGCCGCTCGAATTGCTTCGCAATTCGGCGTGGGGCTTCGCCCCCATATTATATACGTGCCTAACCTTTATATCCCTTTTTTAATCTTTTCTTTTTTTTTTCTTTCTTTTTTTTACTTAAATAAAACCCTATTATTCCTTATTATTGTTTTTATTATTTTCTTCATACTATGACTTAAATAAAACCCTATTATTCCTTATTATTGTTTTTATTATTTTCTTCATAATATTATTTATATAAATATCATTAGTACCCATAATAAAATAATATAATTATATCATAATATTATTTTTATTATTTTCTTCATAATATTATTTATATAAATATCATTAGTACCCATAATAAAATAATATAATTATATCATAATATTATTTTTATTATTTATTTTATATTATGTCGTTTAGTGTTTTTTTTATTTGTTGTTATTTATACACTATTTATTTATAAATAATGAGTTTAAAAAATGATATTAAAATATAAACTTATTATATAATATATGTTTTCAGGTTTAGTTATAGAAATATTTTTTGACAAAAATAAAGGATTCAACCAGACACATGCAATATATTGGTTGAATCGTGCTAAAATAAAATATTATAAAATGAAAATAGACAAAAATTTTATAATATTTAGTATAACAAAATTACCCAAAGATACAACAGTGAAATACACCGATTATAAGGGTGAAGACGGTATATTATATACTTATTTATGAAATAAATATATAAAGTTTTAGTAATATAATATAATATAAATGAGTGATAATAAAATAGAAGGTATAATTTATATGATTGATTGTTTTGATAAAGAAATTAAGGGGCATTATATTGGCAGTACTCTTCAAACGTTTAACCAACGTAGACGAGAACATAAGTCCAACACTCATAATGAAAAATCTGATCAATATAATAAAAAATTATATTTTCATATTAGACAAAACGGCGGTTGGTTAAATTGGAAAATGGACATAATTGAACGTGTATTGGTCGATGATGTAGACGAATTAAGACAATATGAACAACTATGGATAGATACATTGCACCCTGATTTAAATATATGTAGATCATACAGGACTAAAGAACAAAATAGGAAAGAAAAGACAGCACTCCAACGAATATATAACGCACATAGCCCTGTTATTAATTGCGATAATTGTAATAAAAAAATAAAAAAATGTAAAATATCGAACCATAAAAAAACTGCATATTGTAAAAATTATGAAAAGAAATAAAATAAAAGAAATAAAATAAAAGAAATAAAAATGACTATTGCCAAAGTAAATGAAAAGCCCAATAGGCGGGGCTTTCCTTTAATTTATATACATATTCTCCGTTTTTATTTTTAATCTTAGAATGACGAGCAACCCAGGCTATTCGTTTTTGTTCGTCTTTATGATCTAAATATGTACTACCCGTTTCACTACCAAAGTTTATAATTTTATCATTATATTCAACATAATATTTTTTATTTTTTACTTTCGAATATCCAACAGAGGTGGCGCCGAGTCTCAATGCTTTATTTTTAATTTGTTCTAACATTATATATATAAAATAATAATAATACTTTTATATATATATATATATATGATTAATAATTATCACGGTGGGAAATATACATTAACACGAAAAAAATATACAGACGCATACCCAAGACGATATATTATAGATAAAATAAATGAATTAAAACCGACTAATGATATACCAATGTCTAAAGCCGACAAAGGATATATAGCGTATAAACTATATAAAATTGGTAAAGATATGAATATACAAATAGAAGAACCAGAAAAAAAACAGAAAATTAAACAAGAAAAAAAACAAGAAATTAAACAAGAAATTAAACAAGAAATTAAACAAACAGATAATATAACAGAAGAAGATGAAATATATATTGATAATGATAATCATTTAGATATTCAATATCAAGATTATTATGGTCGCAAACGTACACGCCCACGACCACTTACACATTATTCGCCTTACCTAATATGAATCTTTTGCCCGTTTTAGTCCTTCCGCCCAACTGCACTTGTGCTCATCACAGTACATTTTAACATGGTCTATCCATTTATTTTGTTTTTTTCCTGTACCTTTCATACCATTACCCTTTGTGGGTGCTTTTGTCTCTAATGGTGGTCGTGTTGTATAACTCGCTATATTTGTATTAATCTTTGTATTTAGATCATCCAAATAATTTGAAAGTACCTCAGGTGTCATGACACGTGAAAATATTAGGCGCCATTTTGTTCTTAGTGTATTGTTAGGATAAACAACGTAAAATTCATTTTGTAACCATTTTTCAAAAAAGGCAACGTCATCGCCTGTCTGTGCTTTTTTTATAGCCACATTCAACCAATTATTTAAATATTTCATGTCTTGTTCTGTAAATTGAATATTATCTCCGTTTACGTCTGTTTGTGTTTCGTAATACTCAATATTTTGTTTTTCTAAAGATGTTTTTATGGTATCTAAAACGACAACATATATAGACGGCGTTTGTCTTCCCTTTTCAATTATTTTGGCAACCATATCTGCATTAGTTATATTTGCCGGTTGTCCTGTTTTCGGTGTATTATCCTTTACGTCTTCTGGCCTTATTAATACCTCGCCTGCTGGTTGCCCTGTTAATACCGTACTCTTTTGGTCTGGCTGTACTTCAATACCTTGATCACCAACGGGCGCAGGTGCCGTGCTTCCTTGTCGTGCCATGTCAATTAATTGTGATAATGATAATATATTTTTATTCATTGTCCCTGTTTGACTCAATAACATATTATATAATTGTTCGCTGGCTAATTTACTCTCGCCTATTGCTGTTTTGCTATCTGCTAATGCTCTCATTATTATATCTTGGTCTAATTGTGTTTTTATTGCGTCGACTTCTTTCGCCTTTATTATAAATGGAATTAATTGATTTAAATTTCCGACTGATTGTTGTAGTGATGATTTAACCATTTTTAATGGTGGTTTAAATCTGACTTTTATTACATCTTCTCTTATTCCGTCTCGTTTGGCTTGTGCGACATTTGCTTTATATACTGGGTCGTCATAATCGGGCATTTCATATTCTAATTGGGTCGTTTGCCAATTGGTACTAAGTGGCTGAACGCTTAAAAAGTCGAAATATTGTTTTTTATATATTTCCATGCCGTCATAATTTGTAATAGGGTTATTTTGTGCGCCGCTCCTTGACGGTGTTTCATATTCAAATGGCAATTTAGATCGCAACCGTAAAGGAACATAAGACGGTTTATTGTTCGTAGGCTGTTTAGGTGTCATTTTTGTAATTCTGGATACTTGGCGAGCACCGTAACGATTTAAAGAGCCATCAAATTCATTCCATACATTATTACTCCACATTAAAATTAATATAATATATATATATTTTCAATTTTTATATATATATTTGCAATTTTTATATTAATTTTAATGTGTCTTCGTCAATTGGTTCAAATGATTTCGACATTAATTTGTAAGGTGCCCCATGTTTTAAATTTATAGTTAAATAATCATATCTACCTTGACAATAATTTTTTAATAATTCCTGTAATTGCTGTTTAGTATCTAAACCCACTTTTCTATATAAAAAGTCGTATTGGGTTTTGTCCTGTGTTTTCCATATATTAAATATATCAGTATTGCGGCGTACTATTTTTGGGCATTGTTCATATAAACTTTGTATATTACATATAATTGATAAACCTAAATGAGAACTACAATAAGTATATAATTTATCTAAATTCGCCAAGCCTGCACGATTTAAACCCATTAAATTAATGTCATCTAATATTAATAATTTTTTTATATCTCTATTTTCTTTCATAAAATCTACTGTCGGAATAGTATCAACGACTTCAATATCGGGGAAATTATGTGTCCATTCTCGTGTGTCCTTATCACAACTACAAATAATAATTTTTTCAAATGGTTTAACCTGTTGGTGTAGAATAATATTCGCACTTAATAACGATTTACCACCGCCCATAGAACTAACGTTTAATAATCTAAACGGATGTGGATAATCTAAAAAACTACTTCTGTAGTCATCATAACTTTCATTTGTTGTTTTATCTTTATTTTCTAAAATAATAAGTTTATTAGGTAAATTAGTCACAATGACTTTTTTATCTTTTAATTTACTTTCATTACTCTTAATATTTTTTTTATCCATATATAAAAATATATAATTAATAATATTTATATAATTTAAAATGTATAAACGTGAATTCTCATTTATAGTTAGTTCTGAAGGATTGTCCACCATAACGGCGGATGGTTCGAGATTTACTATTAATTTACAAAACGAGCCCATAAGAATACCAGCGGACGCACACAATATAAATATTGGTGTTGATAATGCAAGTTTATGGTGGATATCTCCGAATATATATGATTCAGGAGAAAAACAGAATAATTTATTATATGTTACAGGACCAGATATAAATGATGTATATCAAAATGTTCAATTGGCCATTCCTAGAGGTTTATATGATATTGATACATTAAGTAATGCAATTAATGTACAATTAGAAAATAGTGGATTTAAATTGTCACCTGACCCCGTTTTGTCGTTAGAAGCTGATAATGCTACACAAAAAACAATAATAAGATTTAATTACGCTAATATGTCTATTGATTTTACACAATTAAATACATTAAGGACCGTTTTAGGGTTTAATTCGCAAATTTTACAGAATTTATTAAATGTCCCTCAGAATTTTATAAGCCCTAATACAGCTTTATTTAGTGTCATTGATAGTTTTTATATTAATACCGATATTATTAGTACAGGATTACGAGTAAACACCCGTTATTCGTCGGCCATTGCTCGTGTTCCTATAAATGTCGCTGTCGGTTTTCAAATTTTATATAATCCTATTAATCCTACTTTAATTCCTGCCGCAGATTTAAGAGGAATAAATAAATCATCATTTTCTATATGGATAACTGACCAAAATTTTAACCCTGTTGATTTAACTGGATATCCAATTGCGGTACAATTAAGAATATCATATGATATTAAACATTAAATAATATATAAATAGAAATTATAAAATAATATATATATATGAATACTAAATTTAAACGTAGGGGTGCTGGTATACATAGCAATATTGATCAATTATACCGATACGCCATGAAAACAGGTGGGGTCGATACATCGGGGTTATTAGAAGGAGAAAAACATGTACCGTTATATATAAATGGTAAATATGTGAGCGCTAATTTTGCAGGACCAGGGACAAAAATAGAAGAACGATTGAAAAGAGGTGATAAACCATTATCGCAAACAGACAAAGTTGCGTTGGCGCATGATTTAAGATATACGTTGGCGACATCTGGTAATGATATATCGCATGCAGATAAAATGATGGTTAATAAATTAAATACGGTTAAAGATACCGCTTTTAATAAATACCCTTCACAATTAGGAATAACAGCAAAATCAATGGCAGAAAATTTAATCGGCACTAAATATCCAAATAAAAATTATTTAAATAATAACCCTAATAAGGATAATGCATTTTTACAGAATAAATTAAAACAATTAGAACAAGAAGGGTACGGAATAGACCCAGCGGCACACCTTAAATTGAAATTAATGAATATTAAACCAAAAATAGAAAACTCTATAAAAGGACGGGGTTCGGTACCATATGTAAAACCAGCAATACAGCAAACTGGCAGTAATACAATAGACAGTGTTGATTATCCAAAGTCGGAACAAACAGGAGACGGGTGCGGGTGCTCTGGTCGTGGTCTTCGCTTGGCTGGTCGTGGTCTTCGCTCGTTCGTCGCCGTCGGTGGTGCTGATACTGAAAAATGTGAATGCCGAGGCGGCGGACTTCGTTTAGCTGGTGGTTTTGCTTTTCTTGCACCATTAATACCATTTTTAATAACACTAGGAAAAGCAGCAGCCGTTAGTGCAGTAACAACAGCCACGGCCAAAGGTGTAACTGCTATTATTGATAATAATACTAATGCAAAACGGAATGAACGAAAAATAAAACGACAAGAAAAACGTGAACAGCGAAAAATAAAACGTGGTAAAGGTGTAGACGAAATTAAAGAAGCGGGCAATGATATCATTGAAAAATTAAAAAATGTAAGTTTAACAATAAAAGATTTTAGCAAAACTGCATTAGAACAAATGAATGAATTTGTAAAAGAAAACGCCACCAAAGATAATGCTATTGAATTTGTAAAATTTATGAAACCATTTATTATTATGGCCATTACTGCAAAAATAAATAGTGAATTAAAAAAATATGATGAGTCATTAAAAATTAGTACTGATAATGTAAATACAGTCGTTGATACGGTAACGAATAAAATTAAAGATCGAATTAATAAAAAACAAGAGGACGACGACATGGCCGAATTTGAAAAAGATGTACAACGGCAAATAGATGAAGGCACAGACGACCAAACCGGCAGTGGTCTAGATATATCATTAAAAGAAAATATTATATCAGACGCTGAGGCCGTAAAAATATTTAATAAAACGGTGGACATGTCAAAAATACAGGACGGTGAGGGATTAAGACTGGCGGGTGCCCCTTCATATAAGGGTAGGGGAGCATTACATACAAATGTAAAAACAATAATAAATATGATAAAAACAGACCCAACAATATTGCATGACGCTGATTTTATAAATAGACACATGAAACAATTAGGAAATAGCCAAAAAGCTATATTAATGTCTTTTATTTCAAAATATAAATAAAATGATATAAACAAAAAAAAATAATAAGTACTATATATATTATGCATAGTAGATTTGATTTAAAAACAAGTACAAATGAGTTAAAAGAAACTAATGATGGAATAAGTGAAACAGATTTTTTACAGGTTACCAGTTTGGCTGATATTACCGGTACCAGTTTCACCCGCTCTAATATCGTTTTTAATTTTGAAACAAACGGAAATCAATGGGTTGATTTATCTGAATCTTTTTTTCGTATAAGAATGTCATTAACCACAGGGCGTAATACTGTAATACATAACCAATTATTATATTCTGATGGACTTGCACCCGCCATGAATATGGGTGGTGGTCTTTTTAATATGATTCAATGTGAAATAAATGATCGTGTTGTTAGTCGTATTGATAATTTTGTACCACAGACCGACGCTTTAATGTGTAGATTAAATAAATCAAAATCAGCAATTGAGAGCAACGTAGGCGCCCCTTTATGGCATCATGATTTTGGTGTCCGTCAGGCAATTGTATGTGATAATCGTGATATCTCGGGTTCTGCTGATATTAGATTCAAACATGGTAAAACATTCAAATTATCTGATGTTATAACAGTAGGTACGTTAGGTGATGCAAATGCAATGACATTTGAATTAAAAACACTCACCGCAGGTCCGCCTGCTACGATTATATTAGAAGCAAAATCGTTAGGTATATCTGCATCTGTGGTTGCTGCGAAATTTGGTATAGGGTCAGTTGTCGAAATTGTTGGTTTAACTGGTCAAGTCCTTGCGGCTGTGCGTGGTACTGTAACTGCTGGTGCTGTTTCTATAGATGGCAAAACCGCTTCTATTGTCCTACGTGCCTCAATGGCTGAAAATCTTGAAGTGGTTGGCGCCAATGTTCTGCCTGCTGGTGCATACATAAACATTTATAAACCTTTTGATAATTCAAGTGACCACGGATACGCAGGCGGAAAAAATTTCGAGTTCTTATGGCAACCACCATTATCTATTTTTCAAGTCCCACATGCTATGCCCTCAAACTTACGTTATCGTATAACCCTTACTCCTAATCAAAATTATCAATTAGCGTGTGTAGAGAATAGAAGTTTTAATAATCTAACACCACAACCCCCAGATGCTAATAATTATGCTACTGGTTATAAATTAACATTACAACAAATGAACCTATATGTACGGACCTATAGACACACATCAACCGACAATTTAAGGTTTATTTTAGATTTAACGAGTTATAATTGCCAGGCTGAAAACGTGTCTAATAATGCACTCTCACAAAAAAATTTCGACGTTGCAGCATCAACCACACATTTGGTTGTCGCTTATCAACCAACAGAAGCAGGAGCAGACAATAAATATCCACCAACCAAACTTTTAATGAATACTGCTAATGACGCTTATAATTTAGATCTAACACGATATTTTATAACTTTCGCAGGGAAAAGTTATCCCTCCCCAGATCAAGACGCCAGTTTTTTCAATGACTCGAACACTACAACAGGTCTAAACACCAATTTAGGTAATAGCCAAGACTTTTATGCATGGCCCTATTTACAGTCGGTCATCTCTGCTGGTACAATGGGTGATGCAACTGGGTGGGAATCATACGCCATATGGAAATCTAAAGGGCCAGCCTTAGTGCACTCTGTTAATCGTGACGAACGCTCGCAAGCTACTAGAGTGGTCGTAAATAATTCTTTCGTTAATCCTCAGGCAAATAGAAATCTATTATTATTTAATATATTTAAACAAGTATGTGAAATTTCTATAGAAAACGCTAAAGTGAGCATGGTACAATTAACCGATCGTTAAAATATTAAAATGCTAATATATATAAAAACATATTATATATATATATTATTAAATGTATAAATATAATAATGCAGTAGTATATAAAATAAAATGTAAAATTCCAACTATAACCGATATATATATAGGTTCAACTATAAATTTTAATAAACGTAAAAGTGTACATTATGAAAATTGTTATAATATTAATTCAAATAATTATATGATGAATTTATATATATTTATACGGCGTAATGGTGGTTTTAATAATTTTGATTTTGATATAATTGAAGAATGCCCATGCAACGATAAAAAAGAATTGAGACAAAGAGAAAGGTATTATCAAGATTTATATAATCCGTCATTATGTAAAAATAGGGCATATACGACATATACGGAAAAATTAATATATGTTCATCAATATTATAGTGCAAATAAAGATTATATAAATAATTATCGTAATGAGGTTTATAATTGTGATCATTGTGATAAAACATATACATTAAGAAATAAAACAACACATAAAAAAACAAAATATTGTATGACATTTAATAAAAATGAGACAAACAAAACTTGTTTTTAGTCATTTCGAAAATCGAAAATTGATATAAAAAATATATTATTATATTATTATAATGAATTATTATAATAATATTTTAAAAAAAATTATTTCAGATATGGGAGATCAAGAAACTACAAATATACAATTGGACGAATACGGTAAAAAACTATTAAAACGTTTTAAAGGGGCGTTCCCTAGAGATCATAAACCATATATGAAAAACGGCGAATCATGTATTTTAAATTTAGATACATCAGAACAAGGCGGAACACATTGGGTTGGTTTAGTATTACATAATAATAAATATTATATGTATGATTCTTTTGGGCGTAAGAGTAGTATATTAAAAGAACATGGAAAAGGAATGAAAACAACAGAAACAGACGCCGAACAAGAATATGACGAATATAATTGTGGGCAACGTTCATTATCAGCATTATACGTATATGAAAAATACGGTATATTAGATTATATCAAGATCTGACTAAAACAAGTTTGTTTGTAAAAATATTTTTATATAGATTATATAAAAATATAATAATAAATAAAAATATATGAGTAATAATTTTTTAGGAATCAGCGGCGGTGCGAATTTAACTGATGGAACTGCTAATTTATATTTACGATCTGCAAGAATAAAAAATTTAACACCGAATAATATATTAAAAACTAGTGGTGTTAATACATTAGTAGCAGTAGAAACAATAAATATATCAGAAGTGGCAGGACTACAAACAGAAATAGATGAAATAAAAGATGATATAAAAAATACTATTCAAAATCCAATGATATCAAATTTAAATATGAATAATTTTAATATAATAAATGTGAATACAATATCAGGACAGCCTGTAAATTCACAAATCACAATAATAGATGAAACAGTAACAGTACGAGGAACAACAGAAACAAAAGTCGGGCACCCTTCTGGCACGGCATATTTAGAGGCATTTGACACCATTATAACTACATCGGGCTCAAATCCTGTACAATGTAGAAGAACCTTAAATATGTCTAATAATGTAATGACAAATGTTGGGGGCATTTCATTGGTCGGTGGTAGTCGTCTTATATCAAATTCAATTTTAACAAGTGCAGCATGCAATTCTGCCTTTTCGTTAAATGGTAATAATATTACAAATGTAGGTACTATATTTGGTATTACAGGTGCCACACAATTAACAATGGCAAATGAAACAGTAAATATACAAGGTGGTTTTAATACAAATATAGGTACAGGAACAGGAACAGCGACAATAAATGCGTTAAATACAATAATCACAACTACGGGTGCGAATCCTGTACAATGTTTAAAAATATTAAACATGTCAAATAATAATATTATAAATGCAAATAATATATCAGCGTCGCAAATAGAAACACAAGGAAATATATATTTATATAAATCAATATCACCAAACATTTATGTTAATGCATCACTAATGCGACAAACGACCCAAATATTATATACTGGTGTAGATTTAACGCCCACTTTTGGTAATAGTTATCAATTTGCTCCATCATTTATACCAACATCAACGGCATCAAATATAAGTGGTGCGACATTTATTCCGGGTAATACAATGGCACCCGGCAATACATTTAAATTGTCATGTTTCGGAACAATGCAAGAGGGTAATAATGGTATAATACAAAATTTTAGATTATACGCATTAAATATCAACACATTAACGGATATATTATTAATTAGTATCAATAATACAGAATTAGTGACAACTTTAACACGCTGGAAATTAGATATAGTATTCCAAATAAGAACAATCGGTGTCGGCGCTTCCATGGTCATAAATGGGGATTTGGCGATAGGTAATACCAATCAATCAATTACAAATACAACTGTTAATTTTGATAGTACAGCAGGTCAACAATTAATTGGTACCATATATTTTGATACAAATAATATAAATAATAATTTCACAACCGATATTTCGACTTTGAGTACATTATAAATTAATATATTTAAATATTTAATACATTAAATATATTAATATATATGAGTTCTTTTTTAACTTCTTCGACTATACGCCGATCTACCAATAAATTATTGACAGATAATAATAATACTAATAAAAATATAAATTTCAATACTATAAAAATAAATAATGTTAAAAATAATAATATATTAAAAACTAATAATGATCAAACAATAATAGGTGTAGAACGACTTGAAATAACTGATATAAACAATTTGAATATAACTTTATCTCTTATTAATTCACAATTTATTATACAAAATAATAGATTGTTATTATTAGAAAATGAGAATATAAAATTAAAAAATATAATTAAATTACTATTAAATATAAATTATTGATATTTACTGCGATTTGTTTACCAATGAAGCAACAACACCTTCTAAATATACAACTCGAGACAAGAGTCCAGCCGCCGAACTATTAAAATTATTTACAATTTCCGAAAGTGAGTCTAGTGCTGCTGGGTCTGTGTTATGTGTTATAAAATCGAGACGACCGTCAAGGCGTGTGACTTCGCTTTTTCGTTCAACTCTTTCTAAATCTAAATCGGTTGTTAATTTTGTATCTCCAGATACACGAGAGGCCGATTCTGCGGATAAATCACCTGAGAATTTAAAATCAGCGGCAATTCTGGCGGCGGATTCGGCCACAAGTGCATTATTTATTGCAGTATCAGCGTCGGCGCGTGCTTTGGCTTCTGCTTTTACATCTAAGTCAATCTGAGCAGTATGATTAGTTAAAACTAATTCAGCGGCGGTGGCTCTACTAATTTCAGCAGTAATTTTTACTTCTAATTGATAATCAGCAATCTGTCTATCTGATATTTCGGATGCGATGCTGTTTGAATGAGAAGTATCACTGCTTGCTCGAATGGATGCTTCAGCGTTTATATTTTGCTGTAATACTGCTTCAGCGTTTGTGGCTCTAAGTACTTCGGCGGGTAGATTTACATTTAAATTGTTAATGTGGTATTCATGCATACCAATCATAGAACCAACACCACGGACACCGTCCATAGTATCAACTTTTAACACTGGTATGTACACTCCCCAATTGCCTGCACCTTGGCTATTAGGAGTTTTAAATGAAAAACCAATACCAGCGTCAGAGTTTTCGGCGGTTGGTCTAATTTCTAATTTATAACCTTCATCATGATAAAGGTTAAGTTCTCGTGATTTGTAGTCGGTAGCAGGTAACATAATATATATTAATTATATATAAAATAATCTTTATATCCAATTTTTTATATATTATTAAAATATATAAAAATGGCCAAAAAATAAAATTTTTACTCATTTTTAGCCATTTTAGGTTGTGGTATTAATATCCCAATAATACTGCTTATTAATGAAAAATATATTTCTAAATTTGGCGCTTTCAGTGTTATCTGTATAATACTGAATATTAAAATTGTAAATAAAAATAATATCTGTACAAAAAAAACTACTTCAGCTTTATAAACTGATGAACAGCATAAGCCCCATGTGTCGGGGTCTTTTGTATCACTAACAGGAATTATCACAGGTGGTAAATTCATTAAGTATAATATTATTCATTTTCTTTATTTTATATATATTATGATAATAATATATACCGTATTCTTTTAATGAGTCTTTTAATTTATTATATCTTACTTTTGATTTATGAATATAATATTCTTTATTTTCATTATAATCAATTTTACCTTTATTTTTTTCTTTTTCTATTGTACATGTTTTACATACACGTCTATTTTTATAATATTCCGTTTTTTCTTTTTCTAAATTGCATTTATTACATATAATAATCATTATATGTAATATAATATATTTATCTTTATATTTCAAGTGGTTCAGGAATATTTGTTTCTTTTTGTTTATTCTGTTTTAATATTTCTAATCTTTTTTTTTTATAATTTTGGTAATAACGTTTTTTAATTTCCTTTACTTTTTCAGGGGGTTTAGGATTATTGACCGCATATAATATTATACAATCTTTACATTTTTTTGGTCTATATATATAAAATTTT